CCTCGGCTGCGTTCCACAGGTCGGTGGCAAGCAGGTCGGCACTCGTCTGTCCGGGCGAGGTATATACGCACCAGCCTCCTGCGTTCTTCCACTGGCCGTCCGCTCCTGCGGCATTGTGGTGTATCGACACGAGGAGCACGTTCTTCGCTCCGTACTTGTCGCAGTACTTGTTGGCTCGCTTGCATCGCTCGGCAAGCGGCACATCGGTCTCTTCGGGTACAAGCAGGTGTGCCTCCACTCCGTTGCTCAGCAGTGTGTTCACCAGTCTGCGTGCTATCTCTCTCGCTTTCTTGTATTCGCGCAACCGCTTGTCGGGGCTGCACTTGCCCGGTGTGTTCTCACCGTGGCCGTTGTCAATCAACACTATCATCTTTCTCTTCTTTTAGTTTGTCAAGGTTCACGTCAAAGTGTCTTGCCGTCTTGTCCACCATCACTTGCTGCAATGCTTTCCAAAAGCGGTGCTCTGCCTCTGGTCGGCAGCTGCTCTCGTTCTCCAGTATCGACCACGCCTGTTCAAAGCATATCACGCCTGTAAGGATATACGACAACGGCACTTGCATGTGTATGAACACCCAATGCTCTGCCAAGTATGCCAGCACTATCAGCCACAGCCGCTTGGGTATGGTCTGCTTCACCACCTTGCCAAAGGCGAACGAGGTAAACTTGGCTTTCTTCCTGTCGGTCTTTTCGGGATAGGCTGCGTGTACGCGCTTGTCGAGCTTGAAAGCGGTGTATGCGTCATACAGTATAAAGATGATGGCCACCGCTATCAATGGGAATGTCGGTCTGAACTCTGCCACAAGCCAGCCTACCATGCCGCCCACGGCCATGGCCGCGAACTTCCAAAGTTTGAATACTACTGCCATACTGCCCATCTTATTAAGCGTCCTACAACTACTCCTGCCACCGTGCAGCCGAAGTCTATCCAATCCCACTTGCCGCCCCACAACTCATCTTTGAGTTCCAAGGCTGCGGCTACGCCCACTCCTGCATACGCTGCGCAATAGGTGCTGTTCGCTCCAAATCCTATCACCACACCGCCAACAAAGTGCTTGTATCGGTTGCTCGCTCCGAGCCATTTGATAATCTTCTTCATGTCAATAAGAATTTAGTTCATGGCAAATTTACTTACAGGCATGGTTCTTTCCCTTTTATCTGTTGTGGCACACTAAAAAAGGGACACAAGATTGCTCCTGCGTCCCTCTGATAGGTTCTCGTTTCCCTTACTGGAGGTCAAACACGCTCCAGTCTATGTTGTCTTTTTCTTTCCAACCGTCCATGATGGCGTTGAGAATGTAGGCTGATGCCTCCTTGCTGAACTTGATGAAGTCCTCTCTTGTCTCAAAGGTGTAGTACACTGGCGTTGCGTCCGCCTCCTCGTTGAGTTTCAGCGTGAGCGGATAGGCTATGCTCTCGTTGTTTTCCAAAGATGCGTAGTTGCGCTGCTTCTCGTCCGACAGCCATACCTTGATGCCGTCATACTCAAAGCGGTTCACAATCTTGTCCTTGGTCTCTGCGTCTATCGTGTCTCTGACAAGCTGCTTTATCTCGTCCATCGTGGGCTTGCGGCTGAACGTGTGGCGGTATTCATAGTTGCCGTCCTCGGTCTCGTAATAGCCGAAGTAGAGCAGCCATTTGTTCTTGCCTATGCGTTGCAGTCCATCTTGCCGTTGGGTTGTGCCGTATATCTTCTCCATGTCGTTATGAATTTGTTACGCTGCAAAGATACACCGACACACCGCACATCGCCTTTTATCTTTAGTGAGCTGCCATTAAGTGAAGTTATACTTGCGCTTGCTGCCGTCAAACACCTCACACTTGATGATGGTCTCGAATGGAAAGCCGTCCTCTATGTCGCTTATCTGGTCAAGTATGCCTTTCATCTCCAACGAGGCGGTGAAGAACTTGCCCCATTCCGAGTTGGCTGGATTGCGGAATGACACCAAATAGCGGTCTTCGCCCTCTTTTGTGTCTATGCCTGTCTCAAAGTCGTGAATTTCTATCGGTATGTTCACGATGTCACCGAGGCGTGTCACCTTGCCGGGAAAGCGTTTCTTGCCGTCAGCAGGTGTATAGGTTACGCCCATTTCTGAAAACTTCTTCATGTGTTTACCTGTTAATGTATAATATAGATGTTTACAATCTGCGTGGCAAGCCATTCCCTTGAATGACCCTATTATCTGTTGCCGCCTCTTGCGCGACTTTATCTTGGCGAGTTTCCGTGCATCGTTCACCTTGGTACGCTTTCTCAGCAGGGAGTAGTCCCCATAATCAACAAAGCCGAGTGCGTCCATTCCTGCACTGATGGGTGCAACTTTCTCACTCGGCTTTATTATCAGATTGTAGGGTTTGCATAGTCTATGCAGGGTGTCCCTGTGTTTCCACAACTCTTTCTTGTTGTCTCCAAGTATGTATATGTCGTCACAAAAGCGGTTGTAGTTGTCTTTTCCACATTCCTCTATCATGGCATGGTCAATGTCGTTGTGGTACAGATTGCCGAAAAACTGCGAGGAGCGTAGTCCCTTGCTGATGCCTACGTTGTCATTCGGGTGCAGAGCCTTTACAAAGTCTATGAGTATGGGCAGCAGCACTGGGTCGGCAATGTAGCGTTTTATTATCTCTATCAGTCGGTCATGCAGTATGTGGTCGTAGTAACCTTTGTAGTCGCTTTGATAGTAGTATATGAGTTTCGGATTGTTCCGCCTTGCCTCCTGCATCTTGTGATACAATCCGTGTGGCCCTCTTCCCTCTATCGAGGCTGCGGTGTTCTCTATCAGTATGGGCGCAAGGTGTTTTTCCACTATCTCCATGATGGCGTTGCTGCCCACACGCTCTATGACGGACGGTGCTTGCACGGTTCTTATCTTCGGGCCGTCTGCCGTCTCAAACGATTTAAGGTGCTTGATGCGGAATGTGCCGTTGGCTATCTGTGCCTTTAGCATGGCGATGATGTCCGCCTTGCGTTTCATGTAGCGCACCATGCGTGGCGTGCATTCCACTCCGTCTATAACAATATTCTCCCTCCACCGTAGGCCGTTGCGAGTATCTGCGTTGTGCAGGTTCGACATGACACGCTTGAACGAGCGTTCCATGTTCTCGTCCGCTATGATTTCGGGGATAAGGTCTAATAACGGAAAACAGATAGAAGTCTTTTCTTCTACCTGCCCCAATAGTTCTTCCAATGTATTGACAGCCTTCCTGTCCTGTGGGGAGATACTTGCGCACTCCCCACATGTGGTTAATGTCGTGTTCCGGCTTTCCATATTTATATGCTGTTGCCGAGGCTCTAATCCCTCGGAGTATGTTTGTGGCAATCCTCGTGCCACGTCAGAGACCTCCGATTAAACTTAACCAAGAGAATTTCAGCCGCCCACCGTAGTTCGTGTTCGAGTTCGAGTTCGAAGAAGCGTTGTTCGCGTTCGCATAGGCGAGACCGCTGTTCGCATTCGAGTTGTTGCCAGACCGCAGAACACAGCGGCGCGTGGGATTTTCTGCCTTTTGCTCCTTTGCTTACATAATCGGACGCACTATGTCCACTTTCAGACCAAGCGCATCAATGATGCGGAAGAACATGCCGACACCCGGCTCTATCACGCCTTTCTCTATGCGTGAGATATAGGTCTTGTCTGTTCCCACTTTCTTGGCAAGGTCTGATTGCGTCATGTGCTCTTGCTTTCTTGCGTCAAGGATTATCTGACCTACACAATAGTTGGTTGCCTCCTTTCTGAACGCTTCTCTTTCCGCAGTTCCTACTGCGCCATACTTGGCATCAAGAATGGCATCGAAACTGCTAATGTCATTTCTTTGCTGCATAATATTCCTTTTTAAGTTCAAGTGCTTTCTCTATCTCCTTTGAGGGTGTCTTTTTGGGTTTTCTTCTGAAAGCCGTTGAACAGCATCACGATGTTGCCCTCATCAAAGATGAAGAATGCACGGTATATATTCCCATTGTAACTGGCTCTAATCTCATAGAGTCCGTCCTTGATGAACTTCACAAATTTCTCACTCACTCTCTCCTGCATCTTCAGCACATCAAGCACATAGTCTATCTTCTTCTGTGCGCCCATTTCCAAAGAGCGGTAGAACGTGAGGAAGTAGTCTTTGTAAAGTAATATCTTCCTCTCTGAATTCATGCTGCAAAGGTAATACTTAAAGTTGATATATCCTACAACTTTTACAATTATTTTGCATTGCTCATAAAAAACTCGCTTACGCGAGAAAGCAGGGAGAGGGAGCAGCCTCCTATCGTCGGCTCTCCCTCTGACGCTTTTTTCGTGGCTACGCTTGCCGCTTTATCCGACTATTACGAATTTGCCGCGGAAGGCCAGCCGCCCACCGTAGCTCGTGACCGAGAACGAGCTCGAAGAAGCGCTGCCCGCGTACGCATAGGCGAGACCGCTGTACGCATTCGAGTAGTTGCCAGACCGCAGAACACAGCGGCCTCTGCTGCCCGGAAACCACAAACCTGCCCCATAGTGTGTGGTGTATTTGCTTGTGTCGGTCTGATGCACCTTGCTTGGCAAGATGTCGCACTTCGCTCCATGCACCACTCTCACAACGCAGTTGCCGTTAGAGTTCACACTCTGCACCACACGCTCGGTTTTCTTCACCGGGTCGTAGATGTGGAATTTGTAGTCTATGGGGTCATCGTTGGTCTCCACACAGCGGTTCTTGTAGAATGTCTCGTAACTCTGCACGTTTCCTGCAATGTAGTCCATCCATTCCGAGTCGCAGCCCACATAGTGCTTGAGTCCCATGATGGAGTTCATTGCGTTGCCCACATACGATGTGTCCGCCATGCCGATGTCGTCACGACTGTTGAGTGTGCTGTCATGTGCGCCATTGCCAACAACAGACTGCTCGTTGGTCGTGCCGTGGGTCGCCCACCACAGGTTGCTGATTTCCTTGTGCTGCTCGTAGTCTTGGAGCTGGTAGCCCTCTCCGCGCATGTGCGCACTGTTTTGGAAGTCCTTTGCCGTGTAGTGTATCGTCCCGGTCGGCATCTCGGTCGGGTTGCCGTCCGTGTCGTATGCCCATTCTGACGAGGTCTGTGAAGTGCCGTCACCTTTCTTTGAGCGCACGGCTCCAGATATGCTGCGTGGGCGTTTCAGTCCGTCTATGGTGATGGGGTATGTTCCCACAAGGCTGTCGTTCTCGCCTACGGTGTGCTCCGTCCATTCGGGTTCAATGGCTTCTATGTGCTCGCTGTCTACCGCAAGGCACATGATGTCGCCAATGTCACGGTATGAGGTGAAGTATATCCACTTTGCACCGCTCGGCACGTCACAGAACACATAGTTGCCTATCGAGAAGTCAAAGTAGGTGTGGCTCACCATCATGTTGAACTTGCCCACAATCTTGCCGTTTGCGTCTGTGAACACTGCGCCCAAGCGTGCGTGGTTCAGACCGGGCCATCTCACTTGCTTCATGCCCTCCACGTCCATGCGGTAGGCGTTCACGTTGGCGGCTGTGGTTATCACATTCTCGTCAAGGGTCTCACCCTCCGTTGCCTCATCAGCATACACGCCCGTGTTCTCGGCATAGAGCAGTTCCGAAAGCAGGTTCTCCTTGCGGTCGTGTGCGGTTGACAGTGGCTCGTTCTCCGTGGTGGAGTGAATGATGTACTTCTGCTGGTTCTTGTAGTCATTCACGCCCTTGTACCAGAAGTGGGGCAAGTGGTGGAAGATGTCAAAGCCCTCACCTGCGCTGTCGCCCACATCAAAGCTCTCGCCTGTGGCAAGGTTGTTGAAGTTGCTGTCACTCAACTGCACGCCCTCCATCTGTTTGAGTTTAGAGTTGTAGGTGCATTTGTAGGCATGG